ACCCAATGAATCCCATCCAAGCAGATATGCCTGCTCCGCTGGTGTAAGATCGGTAAAGGTCAATTCAATTTCAAAGTTATCAAAGCTGTCCAGCACTTCAAAAAGCCCGTCATCGTTGTATTCATTGCCAGTGGCCATGTTTACGGAAACGGACATTTCTTTTATGGTATGGAAGCGAATCGGCTTTGAAAACTTGTTTGATTCCGGGAAGAACTTTGCAATATGGATTTTATTCAAGCCAATTTTACTTGACTTCTTTTTTTGTCCGCTCAAGTTTACTCCTCCATTCTGAATTAAATGAAACTGGAAATGTATGCTTGCATATATTTTCAGCCCCGTGTCTCCATCAACCTTACAGAATCCTAAGATTCTGCAAGGTAATATTCTAAAATAACCCTGTTAATTGTATCTTCGTTCCGCTCCCGCTCATCGGAGGAGGAATATCCCGCTTCAAGCATAGTCTCCTGTATAATCCCGGCAACTAAAAAAGGATTGCCTTTGCTCCAGATATCAACCTGAAGCAAAGCAACCTTAAAATCAACCATATCATCAGAGTATGAAGCAGGATTATTACTTATTTGCGTAACAGTCACTTGTGGATAGCCCTTTTTACTATCATGCCAAGAAGCAGAAATATTTTTAACTTGTTTTTTGAGTTCTGGGCAGCTGGTCAGTATATCCAATAACTGTTGCTTTGCCTTTATTTCCATTTGAGAGCAGCCCCAATCTCTTCTTTAATATCGTTAATGTTTTCTTCAAAGGCAGGCCGTAAGAAAGGCTGTGGGGCCATCTTGGAAGTACCCTCCTCAAGCCATGGCGCATATTCGGTATTGGTTCCCACAAGAGTAGTTGGATCACCATTATTTTTATAAAATTGATGGGTAATACTGGCCCGGTTATATCCTGTATCAACAGGGGATTTTCTCCTTGCGCTGGCTTCAACCATAAGTCCACCCTTTAGAACGGCCTTCTCCAGATTCGTTTCAGCCTTTGAAGAATAGCTTTTCAGCTTGTCGGCAAGCTCTTTACCCCGCTTTACAGAAACGGAACTATAACCCTTTTTAGCCATCCTTTATCAGCCCCAATATAATCTCGCTGTGGTTTTCCCAATCATGCACGAATAACACATGGTACGGAATATCACCGCTCGATACATAATCACCCAATACAAGGCCCCGCTTTTCGGTGAAGCAGCGATATACAACGCCCTCCTCGCTAAGGCCATAATCTTTTTTAGCCAGTTCCTTTGAATATGGCTGCAAATCAACAGGATATGTCTCGCCGGAAGAGGTATATTCTCTTTCAATATACCCCATGCCTGCATCCTTTTCAGTTATTTCAAGTCTGGTTAAAACACCGTTTACATACATTTTAAACCCGCCTTATTCTCCGGTACCTGTTTAGCTCCGCTGTATAATCCGCTACAATAGAATCAAGGTCAGATTTGCCTGCATAAGTCATCTGCCTGTTTCCCTGTGATTCAGATAAAACATGGCGGCTGCCGTCACTCCTATATTTGAATAAATCAACGGCTATAGAAACTATTGTATAAAACAAAGCATCTGGAATGGCTTTCCGGTTACAGTAGGATTTTACTTTTTCCTGCGCTTCAGCTATATAGCTATTTAGCAGGCCGTCATGGCTATTATCCGACTCATTATTCAGCCGGAGCTTGACTTCCATCAGGAGCCTTTGGCTGTCCATCGCCATCACCTTCCTCAATGTTGCCGCCCGGATCGCCACCGCTGTTATCATTTTTACCATC